TGGAATCGTATAGAGAAGGCCACAAGGCTGGTCAACAGATGGTCTTAGACCTAGTTAACAGGTGGTGCATGGGTAAGGTTGAAACTGTTGCACAACTGGTTCAATACATCAAAGCACTGGAGGCACAAGATGATCAAAACTGATTTGTTTTCGGGTCGTGTCTACACCACAACAGGCAACATCAAGACCTCAAGCAATGGGGACACTTTTGTCAAGACCGGGGACTTCTGGTTTGGCGACAAAGGTCAGACAATCCAAGAAACCAAAGACGGACTGCTCAACATTGGCACAGGCATCCGATCAACCTTTGGGGACCCTTTCATGGAGGACGATGATGATTAACGACACAACACGCCGTTTCCCAAGAACATTAAAAGAAGCATTCCCAAATGACGATTCAAGTTGGTTTGAAGAACCAGAAGAACAGATTGGAATTTATGACATCATCTTCAGTATCATTTCGTTCTGCATCTTCGCAGGACTGTGCTACCACTTCTACGCATAACTGGGTAGATCAACAATGCTCTTGGGACATGAAAACAGGCAGATATACCAAACACATCCAGTATGAAGATATCAAGCTTGTAGTCGTGTTTAACAGGATTTATGAAGATACTTTGGTGGTCGAAGAGATCAAAACCCTTGACAACCAAAACATCATCGACTTGGTCCGTGACAGAGCAATCACGGTAATTGAACGAATCATTGCAAAGGATTTCAAATGAAAATGAAAAGTCTGTACGAAGAGTACAAAAAAGAGTTCATGGCCTCAGACACAATGTACTGCTGCTACTGCTGTGAACCACAGGGCGAAAAGTATCACTGCTGTCAAGAAAACCACTTTGTACACTTTTCCGACCTGTACCCCGAAGACCAACAATACATCATCGAGAACGAGCTTGGCGAAGCTTTTGGAGAACAAGCATGAACGTTTACACAAAACTAAACCACGCCCGTGAGCGTTTCCACAGCCGTCAGCTCAAGAAGTCTGGTCACAACAAGTTTGCCAACTACTACTATTTCGAGCTGGGTGACTTTGTTATCCCTGCCCTAGAAATCTTCAAGGATGTTGGCTTGACTTCTGTCATCAGCTTCACCAAAGATTATGCCGATATGCGGATCGTCAACACTGACAAACCAGAAGAAAGCATCACCATCACTTCGCCCATGTCTACAGCGGCTTTAAAGGGGTGTCACGATGTCCAGAATCTGGGGGCAGTACAAACCTACCTACGCCGTTATTTGTGGGTTGCAGCGCTTGAAATCGTTGAGCACGATGCCTTAGACGCTACAACAGGTCGCAAAGGCGATGCACCAATCATTACTCCCAAAGGCAACGTCGGTGACGATCTGCCTGAAGAAGAAAAAGAGTTCCTTCGTGAGATGGCAGCATCTTGCGAGGATCTGGTCAACCAAGAAAAAGCAACAGAGGCCGCTCAAATGGTCGATGAAGCAGCGCTCGAGGCTGACCAAAAAGTGTGGCTGTGGGGATTGTTAACAGCAAAAACCAGAGCAGCAATTAAGAAAGCCAAATCTTGAAAGGAATACGATGGCTGAATACGACAACAATAATCGTGGCGCTCTCTTCAAAAACAAGAAGAAAGAAACCGATAACCACCCTGACTACAACGGCTCAATCGTTGTTGATGGCAACGAGTACTGGATTAGCTCTTGGCTAAAGACTTCAAAGAACGGTGAAAAGTTCATGTCTTTGTCTGTTAAACCAAAACAAGATGCCCCCCGTCAAAGTTCTGCCCCTACCCGCAAACAAGCCCCCAAAGGCAGCTTGCAGGACATGAGCGACGATATTCCATGGTGATGTACTTAGATTAATTAACCGGAGATTTTCGATGAAAAAATTCTTTTTGGCGATTACGCTTTTAGTTGTGGCTGGATATGCAGCAGCTTCTTGCCCACAGTATTCCCCTTACCGCTGTGTACAGGGTTACAACGGCAAGATGATTTGCGGTTGCGGCGTATAAGGTGATAGACATGGGGTTTGATGATCAACTAGACTTGTTCATTCATTCCCCTGTCGCCCCTATGAACCCCAATAAAAATAACAACACACCTGATTGTTTTGTCAGCAACTTGCAGTACAGGCAGTGGCTGCACGAGGCTTACAGGGCCAAAGAACAGACGTTCATTTGTGAAGATTGCACAAACGAATACAAAGAAAAAATGAAAGCCCAAGGCAGATGCCACGAAGAGTGGACTAGGGCAAATGGTATTGTTTATAACAGACGCAAAGAAACGGAGTTAACAAATGAAATTATTCAAGTTTTGGCGGGCCCGAAAGTCCGATCCAGTAACAAGTCATCAAGCAGCAGAAGAGATAAAGGAAGCAGCACCCCAGCATATGGATTTGATCTATCAGTGTCTGTTAGAGCATGGACCTCTGGGCAAGGACGGGATCGCCAGTCGGACTGGGTTGGATCCGAACCAAGTGGCTCGCAGGCTTCCAGAGATGAAGAAGCTGGGCGTGGTTGACACAACAGGACAAACAGTGACCTCTAATGCAGGTCGCTCAGAAAGAGAATGGGTGTTGGTATGACAAACAAAACAGGTGGGCCAGCGTTTCCCGTTGGCGAAGAAGCACTGATGCGAAATCTGCAAGGCATGACATTGCGTGACTACTTTGCTGCCAAGGCGATGCAAGGTATGTTTGCTAACCCAGAAGATATACACAATCCATACCAAGAAACTTACGATGAGTATGTAAAAGAAATTGCAAGGTGTGCATACATGATGGCAGACGCTATGTTGGAGGAAAGAAAATGAACGCTTTTCATCCTGACTTCATCAAAACATACTACCCCACCCTGCTAAACGATCACATCATTTCATCAAGAGGGAAGATCAGTATGTCAGAGATCTTAGAAAAGAAACGTGCTGTCAAACCAACACATGGAACACTTCATGGTCTGTCAAAGAAAGAAGTGTCTCTCAAACCTCTTGAGTTCTTAGTCTATAGCCGTGCGGGGATGCCAAAATGAAACCACATAAACACGCAGAACTTATCAAGGCTTGGGCTGATGGTGCTGAGATTGAGATATACGAAATAAGTCTTGACCAATGGATTCCTTGCTTTTGTCCATCTTGGGTAGAAGGTTGCAAATACCGCATCAAACCAGAATCTAAACCTGATGTTGTTCAATTTTGGTGTGCTCGTTGTGAACCTATGAAAAGACCTTTAGACAACAATCTGAAGCTGACATTTGACGGTGAGACAGGAAAACTTAAATCAGCAGAGGTACTCAAATGATTGAAATGATCTTGTTTTGTTTGGCAATAGGTCTTGCAGTTACATTAACTTTTCTGGTAGTACTGTCATGTCTAATGCAGTAAGAGAGTGGTCTTATGTCCTGCTAAGAAGGAACGAGGAAGGCATCATCATCGAGAATACAGATGTCACCGACGAAGTAGTCTTTCTCTATCGCATGATTGAAAAACAAGAAAAGCTCCTGAACGAGTACAGACTCAACGCAGGGTACGAATTCTTGGTAGAAGAACCGTCAGTTCATTAAGTCTTTAAGACTTCTAAGGCGTGTTCTATGTGCTTAATGCGGTCAGCAAGCCCTATCACGCCCCCGTTGATCTTCTTGGTCAACCCTGTCCATTCACCGTTCTCAGCAAAGGTGTTGCAGTTGTGTGTTGACCAGAACCAACCAGCAGTCATGGCAGCATATTTAGGTGTGGCAACCAGATCAGGTTCTTTGACAAAGTCAACGCCGAGGTCTTGCCCAGCATGGTAGTAACCTGCATGCCCGGTCAACTGGATGCAACCCCTGCCACGGAAACGATACCCATCCCCTGAAGCTTCATCCCTGTTTCCCATACGATTGCTGTAAACCATGTTGGCAATCTTCTTAGGATTTTTCTCATACTGTTTGGCAAACTCAAGCGTAGGAAAGCGCTTAGGCCACAGCTTCATCAAAGTCTCAGCACGGTAGTTCAAGTTCTCTTCCAAGATCCTGAAGTTCCCGCACTCGTGACTACATTGACCAATGAACCCAGCCTGTTGACGAGGTGTGGCAATAGCAAACTTGGTAAAGGTTTCGTTCAAAGGGGATACCCACTCAATACCAATGCCAAGCTTTTGTAGTTGTTCAGCGTTTACCATTTAGGGTTTCCTTCACTTGGTTGTAGGCATCGATACAGGCGTTGAGTTGGTTGATTGCGTTGTCGCCGTCTGCTGCGATTTGAGCAATAAGTCTGAGAGTCTCTCTGTCAGATTCGCTTGTCGTTTCTGGGCTATTGCTGGGGGCAGGTCCGGCACTTGGGCTGGTTTGTACGCAACTTGAGGCGGGGAGGCGCACCCTACCAGAGCTGATAGCACGATCAAGAGCAGACTGTTTTTGAGTGATGGCATTGTTGGCCTCCATAAGTTGTGAAGTTTGGTCGTTCAATTGCTTTTGAAGTTGCTGTTCTTTAGCTCTAGCTTCTTCGTTCTTGGCAGCAATCTCTACCTGCATCTCCATGTCACGCTCCCACCACCCTTTGTGGTGACCATAGCCATACGATGCCAGACAAGCAATCAAAGCAATCAATATGAACTTTGGATTTGGGATCATGCTGCCTCCAGCTTGGCTGCTGCACGTTCGTTAGCAATCTCTTCCTTGGACGGATCAACATAGTCCTTGGGGGTAGTCGGGGGTGGTGGTGCTCTCCATTCCTCATCCAGTTCAGGATTCTTGAAGCCACCAAAGTTGAAGTCAAACATTCCCCCTGATGCCGCAGTCACTGGGGTAGTGCTAGGTGCTACGGCTTGGGGCTGTGGGGGTGTGGTCACCTGAGATGCAGCAATCTTTTCAGATACAGCC